GAAGTAGTTGATGGTAAGCCTAAGTTAGGTCGTCCTAAGAAGGCAGACATTGCAAAGAAGAAGAAGCCTGGAGTTGTTGGTCGTCCTGTAGGTGATGCTGGTCGTATAGCCGAGTTTAAGGCACGGCTATTAGCAACTGCTGGCGACAGTGTGATTACAAAGATTATTGAAACTGCTTTGACTGATGGACATCCAAGTCAAGGTGCGATGTTAAAGTTCTGTGGCGAGAGGTTACTACCCTTGTCCAGTTTTGAGAGTAAAGCGGGTGGTGGTACTCCTACCATCAGTATTAATATTAGTGGTATCACTAGCCCTACGGTGTCTGCAGAAGAGAATATTATTGAAGCAAACATCACGGATGTAGAGGACACCAGCAATGGCTGAACTCAACTTCCAGTTACTTAAGTGGCAACAAGAGGTCTTCAAAGACCCTACACGATTTAAGGTTATTGCTGCTGGTCGTCGTTGCGGTAAGTCACGATTATCTGCAGTCACTCTGTTGATTGAAGGTTTGAATTGTCCAGAGGGTTCAAGTGTGATGTATGTTGCACCGACACTCGGACAAGCAAGAACGATTATGTGGGACTTGTTGATGGACTTAGGTCGTCCTATTATCAAGTCTGCACACATTAACAACTTAGAGATTACTCTTGTTAATGGTCGTAAGATATTAGTTCGTGGTGCTGATAACCAAGACTCTCTCCGTGGTGTGTCTTTGACATACTTGGTAATGGACGAGGTAGCTTTTATTAAGCCAGAGATTTGGGAGAAGGTACTTCGTGCTGCTTTGTCTGATAAAAAAGGTAGAGCTATGTTCATCTCTACTCCGTCGGGAAGAAACCACTTCTATGACTGGTTTCAGTTAGGACAAAGCGGAGAAGATGAAGATTGGAAGTCTTGGCACTTTACCACGGCTGACAACGAAACGATAGACAAGAAAGAGATTGAAGCTGCTAAGAGGACTCTGTCCAGCTTTGCGTTCAATCAGGAATATATGTCTTCATTCAACAATGCTGGTGCAGGGTTGTTCAAAGAAGAATGGATTAAGTTTGGCGAAGAGCCTACTCATGGTTCTTGGTACATCGCAGTGGACTTATCAGGCTTTGAAGAGATAGGTAAAAAGAACGGTAATAAACGGTTAGACAAGTCAGCTATTGCTTGTGTTAAGGTTACTGACGAAGGTGAGTGGTTTGTTGATAAGATTGAACACGGTAGGTGGACAACGGAAGAAACAGCAAACCGTATTTTAAAGAACATTGAACACTACCGTCCTCTTGCTGTTGGTATTGAAAGAGGAATTGCTAAACAAGCTGTTATGGGTCCGTTAATGGATGCAATGCGTAGACATAACTGTTATGCACATATTCAAGACCTAACTCATGGAAATCGTAAAAAGCAAGACAGGGTTGTTTGGGCTTTACAAGGTCCTTTTGAACATGGTAGAATAACGCTTAACGATGAAGGTGATTTTGATTTATTTGTGGACGAGCTTTTAATGTTTCCAACTCCGCAAGTGCATGACGACACAGTAGATGCTTTATCGTATATTGAACAGATAGCTATTGTAAGTCCTCGTTTTGATGATTCAGATGATGACTGGCAGCCTTTGGACATAATATCAGGATTTTAATGAAACAGTGTAAGAAATGTTCAGTTACAAAAGACTTGGTTTTATTTAATAAAGATAAAACAAGAAAAGACGGTTACCACTGTTATTGTAAAGAATGTGCTAAAGAATCTAAAAAAGAAGCATACTCTAAGAAAAAAGACTATTACACACAAAAGAGTCAAGCGTGGAAAAAGAATAATCCACAAAAGGTATTAGCTAGTGCTAAAAAAGGAAGACAGAAACACAAAGCAAGAAGACTAGCTGACTGGATGCACTACAACACAAGAAAACTAAATGCGTGTCCGCTTTGGCTTAGTAAAGAGCAACGAACTAAGATTGAGAATATTTACAAGTTTGCAAAGTTTATGGAAGAGTTGAGTTTAGGGTCTATTAAGTATCATGTAGACCATATTATTCCACTACGAGGAGACAATGTTTGTGGTCTTCATGTTCCTTGGAATTTACAGATTTTAAATGCCAGAGATAACTTAAGTAAAGGAAATAGATACAATGGCTGAAAAACAAACAAGTGTTCAATGGGACGCTCCAACAGAGTCCGATAATGAACTTACTCAATTCGTGGTTTCTCATACGGATAGATGGAGAGACCATCGAGACACTAACTACCTAGAAGACTGGAAGGAATATGAGCGTATCTTCCGTGGTCAGTGGGCTGCAGAAGACAAGACTCGTGACTCAGAGCGTAGCCGTATCATCAGCCCTGCTACACAACAAGCTGTAGAAACTCGCCATGCTGAGATTGTTGAAGCAATCTTTGGTAACGGTGAATACTTTGACATCTCTGACGACATCATGGACTACAACGGTAATCCAATGGATGTAGAAGAGATGAAGTTAAAGCTACAAGAAGACATGGACAACAAAGGTAAGATTAAGAAAGCTGTTGACCAAGTTGAATTGATGGCTGAGATTTATGGTACTGGTATCTGTGAGATGGTTGTTAAGCAAGAGAAAGAACTTGTACCATCAACCATGCCTATTCCTGGCTCACAGCAAGCTGCTTACGGTGTAACAGAGAAGGACTACTTCTGTGTGAAGTATATGCCTGTTAATCCTAAGAACTTCTTGATTGACCCTAACGCTACATCAGTGGATGATGCAATGGGTGTTGCGGTTGAGAAGTTTGTATCTATTCACAAGATTGTGGAAGGCATGGAGAANGGTATCTATCGTAAGGTAGACATCGGTCCATACGGTGTNGATGACGACTTAGAGCCAACACAAGAGATTACACAGTACCAGGACGACAAAGTAAAGCTATTGACTTACTATGGTCTTGTTCCTCGTGAATACTTAGAGCAGTTAGAGAATGAAGGTGATGAGGTTGTTGACTTGTTCCCTGAAGATTCTACAGCTGACAACTACTCAGGTTTGGTAGAAGCCATTGTCGTTATCGCTAACGATGGTTTGTTGCTCAAAGCTGAGAAGAATCCGTACATGATGGAAGACCGTCCTGTTGTTGCTTACCAAGATGACACAGTGCCTAACCGTTTCTGGGGTCGTGGTACAGTAGAGAAAGCATACAATATGCAAAAAGCTATTGATGCACAGCTACGCAGTCACTTAGACTCATTGGCATTGACTACAGCACCGATGATTGCGATGGACGCTACTCGCTTACCTCGTGGTGCTAAATTTGAAGTTAAACCTGGTAAAGCTATTCTTACCAACGGTGCTCCTTCAGAGATTCTATTCCCATTCAAGTTCGGTGAGACAAGTCAGAACAACGCTGCAACTGCTAAAGAGTTTGAAAGAATGTTGTTGCAAGCCACTGGTACTTTGGACAGCCAAGGTGTAGTGTCTCAAGCNTCTCGTGATGCTTCAGCTGCTGGTATGTCTATGGCTGTTGCTGGCATCATCAAGAAGTACAAGCGTACACTAACAAACTTCCAAGAAGACTTTATGATTCCTTTGGTCAAGAAGTCTGCTTTCCGCTATATGCAGTTTGACCCTGAGCGTTATCCTTCTGCTGACTTCAAGTTCTTACCAACTGGTTCATTAGGTATCATGGCTCGTGAGTACGAACAGTCACAGATGATTGGTTTGTTACAGACTTTAGGACCTGATACACCTGTATTACCAGTGTTGTTGAAGGGTATTATCGGTAACTCTAGCTTGGCTAATCGTGCTGAATTGATGGCTACTTTAGACCAAATGAGTCAACCTAACCCTGAGCAGCAACAAATGGCTCAGATGGCACAGCAAATGCAGATGGAACAGCAACAAGCAACTACTGCTTCTCTACAAGCAAGAGCACAAAGAGACCAGGCAGAAGCCCAGAAGACAGTTGTTGAGACACAATTGCTACCTGAAGAGCTAAAAGCCAAGGTAATCAGCTCACTTTCTACTAACATTGACGGGCAACAACAAGACAATGAGTTTGAAAAGAGAGCCAGAATTGCTGATTTGATGCTAAAAGAGAAAGACATCAACAACAAAGGCAAGATTGTTGAGATGCAGATGCAAAAACAATCAAATATGTAAGAAATAGCTTGACTTTTTCTGTTAGTTGTGGTAGACTGACGAAATAATGTGGTTTTAATACAACATTCTCCAACAAAAGGACAAAGAATGGTAGATAAAGAGTTACAAAAGTATTACGAGGACAGGTTTAGCCTGTTTTCAACACCTGGTTGGCAGGACTTGATGGACGATGCCCAGAAGATGTTTGATGCACTCAATCAAGTTCTCCCGATTCAGAATGAAACTGAATTACACCTAAAACGAGGTCAATTAGACATTCTTAACTGGATTCTAAGCCTCAAGAGTGTGTCAGAACAGTCCTATGAACAACTCATGTCGGGAGACAGCGGTGCGTAGGATGTATGAGCATATGTGTCCAGCAGGACATATTACAGAGCACTATGTCAATTATGAGATGACAGAAGTGCCTTGTACCGTTTGTGGTACTGATGCTAGTCGGATTATCTCCGCACCTAGAGTAGAGCTTGATGGAACAGACCCAGTGTATGTCTCCGCATACGATAGGTGGGCTAAAAGACATGAAGACAAAGCAAAGCAGGAACGCAAACAAAACCTAGCCTAAGATACCTCGCAAGAGCCTTAGAACATAAATCCTAAAATCACTTGATTCGGTGACAGGAGACTTTAAATGGCAGCAAACTTTATTGAACAGGACGAACTGTTTAACGGTAATGAGCAAGAAGTAGTAGAAGAGATTACTCCTCAAGTGGATTCTACAGCAGTAGAACAACCCCAAGAAGAAGTACAGACAGCACCTGAACCAGTAGAAGAATTACCAGAGAAGTACAAAGGTAAGTCAGCTATTGAGATTGCTAAGATGCACCAAGAAGCTGAGAAGCTAATCGGTCGTCAAGCTAATGAGGTGCATGAAGTACGAAGTCTTGCAGACCAACTGTTAAAACAACAACTCGAAGCCAACAAGAAAGTACAGCAACAGCCGATTGAAGAATCGCTCGAAGACGACTTTTTTGCAGACCCTAAACAGGCTGTTAACAGACAAGTTGAGAAGCACCCTGCAGTACTTGAAGCACGACAAGCAGCACTTGAAATGAAGAAGATGAAGACAGCCCAGCAATTGGCTGCTAAACATCCAGACTTTGGAACTATTGCATCTGATGCAGGTTTCCAAGATTGGGTTAAAGCTTCTGCAATTCGTTTGAACTTGTTTGCTAAAGCAGATGCTGAATATGATTTTGACAGTGCTGATGAATTGTTATCTACCTACAAGGAGATTAAACAAATTAAGGCACAACAGGTTGTCCAACAGACAGCTCAAGCAAATCAAATTGAAGCTGAAGCACAAAAGACTGCAATGAAAGCTGCAACTGTGGATGTTGGCGGTACTGGCGAGACAAGCAGGAAAATCTATCGTAGAGCAGACCTAATTAAATTGAAGATGACAGACCCACAAAGATATGAAGATATGCAACCTGAAATTATGGCGGCATATTCTGAAGGGCGAGTCAAGTAATTTTAGTATTTAACTTTTAAGGAAATTAATCATGGCAAAAGTAGCATATCCAGGTGGAAGCACCTCAGTAGTAACAGCAGCAAACGCAGCAACATTTATTCCAGAAATTTGGAGTGATGAGGTCATCGCTGCCTACAAGAAAAACTTAGTATTGGCAAACCTAGTTCGCAAGATGTCTTTCAAAGGCAAAAAAGGCGACACATTGCATATTCCTAAGCCAACTCGTGGTACAGCAACTGCTAAAGCAGCAAACACAGCTGTAACAATCCAAGCTGATGCAGAGACAGAAGTACAAGTTCTAATCAACAANCACTTCGAGTACTCACGCTTCATNGAGGACATCACAGAAGTTCAAGCTTTNTCTAGCTTGCGTTCATTCTACACAGAAGACGCTGGTTACGCTTTGGCTAAACAAGTTGACGACGAGCTAATCGCTTTAGGTAAAGCTTTTGGTGACAGCGATGGTGCTGATTGGGTTCACTCAAACAGCTATTTCATCGACGCTTCTACTGGCTTGACATCATACGCTGTTGACACAGTAACAACTTCAGACGTTTTCACTGACGCTGGTTTCCGTAAGCTTATCCAGTTGATGGACGACGCTGACGTACCAATGGACGGTCGTAAGTTTGCAATCCCACCATCATTGCGTAATGCAATCATGGGCGTGGACCGCTACAACTCAAGCGACTTCGTTGATGGTCGTGGTGTTCAGAACGGTCAAATCGGTAAGTTGTATGGCATCGACATCTATGTGTCAAGCAATATGCCAACTATCGAAACTGCTTCTGATAACTCAGCTGGCGACGCTGTTAAAGCTGCTATGTTGTTCCATACTGATACTATGGTTCTTGCAGAGCAAGTTGGTGTTCGCTCACAGACTCAGTACAAACTAGACTACTTGTCAACACTTTACACTGCCGACACATTGTTCGGTACTAAAGTTGTACGTCCAGAAGCTGGTTTCGTATTGGCTGTAAACGCTTAATTAAGCATTAAGATTCCCTGCTTCGGCAGGGGTCTTTTTAAAGGATTCTATTAAAGAGTTCTTTAACAAGACAAGGAGCTATTAAAACATGGCAATATATCGTGGAGCAGGTGGAGCAGGTGATGCTGTTAATGATTCTTCTTCCGAAGCAGTTATAACAGTCACGGCTAGAGATGAGGCAATTGCTGCTAGGAACGCTGCTCTTGCCGCACAAGCTGCTGCAGAATTAGCTGAAACCAATGCAGAGACTGCAGAGACTAATGCTGAAACTGCAGAGACTAACGCTGAACTTGCTGAGACTAATGCAGAAACAGCAGCCTCTATTGCAACTGCAGCTGAGGCTGTTGCTATTACTCAAGCTACCAACGCTGCTAGTTCAGCTACGACTGCTGGTACTTATGCTTCTAATGCCTCTAGCTCTGCTAGTGCTGCTAGTACATCAGCTACTAATGCTGCAACTAGTGAGACCAACGCTGCTAGTTCTGCCTCTGCTGCTGCTACATCAGCTACTAACGCAAGTAATTCTGCTACTGCTTCCGCTTCTTCAGCTTCGACAGCTAGTACACAGGCAAGCAACGCTTCCTCTTCTGCTTCAGCAGCTGCGACTTCAGCATCTAATGCTGCTACAAGTGCAACAAATGCAAGTAACAGTGCCTCAACTGCTACAACACAAGCAGGTATAGCTACTACTCAAGCTACTAATGCAGCTTCTAGTGCTACTGACGCACAGACTGCAGAGACTAATGCTATTGCTTCTGCTGAATTAGCTCAAGACTGGGCTACTAAAACTTCAGGTACTGTAGCAGGTGGTGAATACTCTGCTAAGTACAATGCTCAATTAGCGGCTACATCAGCTTCTAATGCTTCTACTTCAGCATCTAATGCTTCAACAAGTGCAAGCAATGCTGCTACATCAGAAACTAACGCTGCTTCTTCAGCAGCTAGTGCAGCTGCTTCTTATGATTCTTTTGATGACCGTTACTTAGGTGCAAAGACATCAGACCCTACAGTTGACAATGATGGTAACGCTTTAATCACAGGTGCTTTGTATTTCAATACAGGTGCTCAGATTATGAAGATTTACACAGGCACTACTTGGTTAGCTGCCTTTGCTTCATTGTCTGGTGCTTTGATTGCATCTAACAATTTATCTGATTTAACAAATACATCAACAGCACGAACAAACATTGGCTTAGGTAACGTCACAAACGAATCCAAAGCAACAATGTTCACAACACCAACATTCACTGGATTGTCTACATTTAATAACGGTGTACAGATTGACGGAGACTTAACTGTTTCAGGTACAACTGTAACTATCAACGCTACAGACTTAGCTATTGAAGATAATATGATTTATCTTAACAATGGCTCTGCTGTGTCAAACCCAGACTTAGGTATTGCTGGTAACTATAACGATGGTACATATCGTCATGCAGGTATCTTTAGAGATGCTACTGATGGTCGTTGGAAGATTTATAAGAACTACACTTTAGAGCCAGATGCTTCAGCATTTATCGACACAAGTCATGCTTCTTTTGCTTTAGCTGATATGCAAGCCGAGAACTTCTACGGTGCATTAACAGGTAATGTGACAGGAAACGTAACAGGGGATGTCTCAGGCAATGCAGGTACAGTTACTAATGGTGTTTATTCTAGTGGTTCTTATGCAAATCCATCTTGGATAACAAGCCTTGCTGAGACTAAAGTACTTCCTGTTCAAACAAGTAACTCAGGTAAATACTTGTCAACAAACGGTACTTCAACTTCTTGGCAATCTATTCCAGCAGGTTATACAGATACAGATGCAAGAGCTGCTATTTCAAGCACTGCTCCTGTGTCTTATTCATCTTCGACTGGTGTTATCAGCATGGCTGCTGCGTCTACATCAGTCAATGGCTACCTAAGTTCTACTGACTGGAATACATTTAATAATAAACAACCTGCAGGTTCTTATGTTACTGTAGGCGGTGCGTTAGGTACTCCTTCTAGCGGTACTCTAACTAACTGTACTGGATACACATACGCTAACTTATCAGGTACTGTTCCAACATGGAATCAGAATACTACTGGTAATGCTGCAACAGCCACAACGGCTACAAACCAATCAGGTGGTACGGTAAGTGCAACAACAGGTAATTTTAGTTCATTTGCAAAAGTTAATGCAGCTCAGGCTTATCTATATGTAAACAGAAACTCTTCTGGTTCTGGTGAAATGGGTATTCAATTCCAAAACGCAGCCAGTACTCTGTGGTATAACTATGTACCTACTGGCAGCACTAGTATTATTTGGGACGCTGGCGGCACTAGAATGACACTCACAACTGGTGGTGATTTAAGTTGTATAGGCAACGTCACAGCCTACTCAGATGAACGCTTAAAGAAAAACTGGAGACCAGTACAGGATAACTTTGTTGAAAAGCTTGCTCAAGTTAAGTCTGGTATCTATGACCGTACAGATATTGAATCTACTCAGGCTGGTGTGTCTGCACAAGATATGCAAAAGTTATTAGCTGAGACAGTACAAACAGGTGAAGATGGTACTTTGTCATTAGCATACGGTAACGCTGCTCTTGTAGCTGCTATTGAATTAGCAAAGCAAGTAGTAGAATTGAGAAAAGAAATCGAACTGTTAAAGGCTAAGTAATGCCATTACCATCATCAGGCACTCTAACAATGGCTCAGATTAATGCTGAGTTTGGTAGAGGAAACGACTTAAATTCTTATCGTGGAACTCAGTGGTACACAGCTGCTGGTGGTTCAGGTACATTCCCTACTGGGGCTATTAGTTTCAGTGATTTCTATGGTAAACAATTAGCAAGCCCAACGTTCTCATTTACTATTGCATCAAACGTAAACCAAGCTAACTTAAGAACACTTGCATTAAATGCTGGATGGAATGGTTCTTCTGCTGTAGTTGCAACACTAGCAGCCGGCTATTGGATTTACTCGTCAAGCACTGGTGTGGCTGCATTAACTATTGATGGCTCATGGCCTGGTGGTGTAACATTTATTAACAACGGTTACGTTATTGGAATGGGTGGTAATGGCGGGGCTAATGGCGCACCAGGAGCTGCTGGTGCTGGCGGAGGGACAGGGCTTGCTGTTAGTTCTTATGTAACCATCCAAAATAATTCAAATATTGGTGGCGGTGGTGGCGGTGGCGGTGGTGGCGGTAATGGAGCCGCCAGTTCGTATGCAGTTTTAACTGGTGGTGGCGGCGGCGGCGGTAGAACAGGGCTCGCAAACTCAGGCGGAGGTTCTGGATATAATGCTGGCGGCGCTGGAACATCAGGAGGAGCAGGTGGTGGCGGCAGCGGCCAGGTTGCAGATGCAACTCATTATGGTGGCAATGGCGGTAATGGTGGGTCTTGGGGTGCAACAGCAGCAGCTGGCGGCACAGGTACTTATTACTATGGCAGCGTTATAACTCCTTCAAACGGTGGAGCTGGTGGCGCGGGTGGTTTAGCTGTAAGCGGAAACGGTTATATTACTTGGTCTGCCACAGGTAACAGATATGGAGGTTTAGGATGATAGAAGAAAAACACATTGTTTTTAATTGTTTAACTGGTCAATATGAATACTTGACATCAAAAGATGAAGTTGCCGACCGTATATTAAAAAACGCATTAGAACTTTATTTTTCTCAAACTCATGGGGTTCACTACCGTTGTGTTTGTGTTGATGAAAACGGTTATGAATATGAGAATAAACTAGGCGACAATGGGACAGAAATTCCAGCTGAACTTTTAGCTGAAGCTGTGGCTAAAGTAAATGAAAACCTATAAGATACCAAAACTAAACATACCAACAACATGGAGCGATGTAAGCACTTTTTGTGATTGGTATATTGAAAACGGTTTACCTTTAAGCTTTCCTAAAGATGCCGAGGTTTTTTTATCAGATGATGCTACATCGGTTTGTTTATTTAAGCATGGCCAGTTTCAAGTGGAGCTTTATTTAATCCACCCAAAACCTCTTGTTCAGTTTCACGAGCATCCAGGTGTAGATGTTATTAAACTTAGGTTAATAGAAAATAGTGATAATACTTATTTGGCAGAAGCATCAGATGTATTAAGAAAAGGTCAAGCGCATGGTGCTGGAGTTCGGTTTGAAAAAGAAGGAAACGGGTTTCCATTGATTGCAATCCAGCACTGGAAATATGAAAAACCAACAACTGTTGCCGCAGCTTGGAAGGGTAAAACTGTTGGGCCTGTGCAGGAAGAGTTAATAAGAAGGTTTCACCCCAACGCCCTTGTTATTGATGGGTATGCTGATGTAACAAAAACAATGGATTACTTGAAAGAGCTTAAAAATGTGGAAAACAGTTGAAGAGTTTGCAGCTTGGTATAAAGCCAGTGGCATGCCAATGCGTCCACCAAAAGAAGACCCAGTCTATGTAACAGAGATTAGTTATAGCTATGTTCTTTATCGAGAAGGCCAGTATCAGGCGGAACTGTATTTAGTAAGACCTCACACTGGTTCCCCAGACCATAGCCATCCAGGAGTTAACAATATCATCATGTTATTGGGCGGGGATATTGGCACAAAGCAGAATAATGTAGCAACTTTAATACCGCCTGGTGTGGATGTATTTGGGCTTCTTGGTCAAACAATTAATAGCGGTGATACCCATGCTCTACATGTTGGCGAAAGAGGCGGTGCGTTTTTAAGTCTTGAGAAATGGGATGATGGTATTAAACCGACCAGTGTAACTATTCGCTGGGACGGGGATACATGTGGTGACGCACATACTGCATTAGTGGATGTGTCATGATTAAAGAAATATTTCCCATTAAGATATACATTGCTCAGTTCCCAGACTATGAGCTTATTCAAGCGGATTTAGAAGCAGAGATACGCGCGTACTTTGATGTTGACCGCGAAGCATTTGGAAAGCATCGCTTGTTTAATGGTTCTTATAGTTTGGAAGGTACGCTACCGCATGAGATTAGGGATTTGCATAGGCGCATTAAACATCAAGAAGTAATTACATTCATACAAGAACATATTCAAATCTATTGGAAAGAGCTTGGTTTTTATAGGGGTTCACGCCCAACCATAGAACACATGTGGGCTAATTTAACACCAAAAGGTGGGAATATTATCCACCATAACCACAACCCTTTTGAGATTGCTGGCTCTTTTTATGTGAACGCTACGCCAGACATGGGTAGTATTGCTATGGTTGACCCGCTTGAAGTAGTTAGAGGCAGGCTACCTATATATGACTCTGCTGAATCAAAGCAGGGCAGGTACTTTTTTGACCATGTAGAGCCGCCAGCGCCAGGTAAGCTTGTACTATTTCCAGGATGGCTATATCATAAAACTCAACCAAACCCAAGTGATAAAGAACGTATTGTCATTGGGATGAATGTACATAATTCATTAAGAGGATAGTCATGCCAAGAATACTTGAAACAGAAGTGATGAATGAGCCTCTACAAGTAGAAGCTTACTCTGAGTTTGATAAGACACCTCTTATAAATATTTATATGTCGAAATTAAATATCAACTCAGAAGGTACTGTTTTAGATATTGGATGTGGGTCTGGTGACTACTTCCCTAGTCTAACTATTGCATATCCTAACGTATTGTTTACAGGTATTGATGCTTCTATAAATATGCTTGAAAAAGCTAACAGCAAGATTACAACTAATGTTACTTTAGAAAACAGAACCATTCCTGATTTAACTATTACTCAGAAATATGATGGAATTATTAGCAGTATGCTATTACATCAATTAGCTGACCCTGGTGTTCTTTGGGATACTGTAAAACAAGTAGGCAAACCAGGAACTAAAGTATTAATTATGGATATGGTGAGGGTGGAAGACCAAAACACTAGACTAAATATTCTTAATACATATTCACCAGAAGATAAGTTTCAACAGTTTAGAACAGATTTTGATAACTCTATGCAAGCTGCTTTTACTGTTTCAGAAGTAGAGCAACAACTACAAGAAGCTAATTTGAACAGCTTACAAGTGTCTACTTTAGAGTTACCTGCTTCATGGCAATTATTATTTATTACAGGAACATTATGACTACAGAAAACGGAGTAGACCTTTACAAGTACGGTAAGCTAGTTGCTCAGGTAGAGGCTATGGAGAAGAAGATAGACAAGTTAGAATCAGGCATGGATGAATTGCTTGAGTTAGCTAACAAGTCTAAAGGAGGCTTCTGGATGGGCATGGTCATCGCTTCTATGGTGGGCGGTGTAATTACATTCATTACTAGTCATTGGACAATTAAATGAGAGAACTTACAGTAGGAAAGAACCTCACTGCAGGAACAGCTAACACTGTCTATACAGTCCCTAAAGGCTGTAAAGCCATTGCTACATTACTGTTTATCTCTAACGGTGGTGGTTCTACAGCAGCTGTGTCAGCAGGGTGGCACGATGTTAGCCAACCAGCTACCATTATTATTTCAGGGTCTAAATCAGTAGGAGCAGGGGAAGTCTTACAATTCAACCAAGGACGCATGGTGATGGATGAGTATGATTACGTCACAGTAACCCCAGCAGCTGGTTCTACATTCTCAGTTATTCTGACAATGGAAATTCTTCAATCAACATCTTATCAGAATGGGTCCTAATTATGAAAGCAACTAAGAAACAACAGGTTAAAGTGGGTAAAGTGATGTCAGAGTACAAAGCTGGTGGTTTACATAGCGGCAAAGGTGGTCCTGTAGTAAAGAACCGTAAACAAGCCATTGCAATTGCTATGTCTGAAGCTAAGATGCCAAAGCCTAAAATGATGAAAAAAACAGGTCGTGGACGATAAATAAGTGTTGACAGAACGATAAAAGTGTGGTAGACTAAGGATTAATATGACATATTTACAACTTGTAAACTCCGTACTACGTAGACTCAGAGAGGCAGAAGTGTCCTCTGTAACTGATAATTCCTATTCTAAGCTAATCGGTGACTTTGTCAACGACGCTAAACGAAATGTGGAAGATAGCTATAATTGGAACGCATTATACGATACTCTGTCTGCTACGACTACTCCAGACATCTTTAACTATGTATTAAATGGCTCTGGTCAACGATTTAGAGTTGTAGACATTTTAAATGATACTTCTAACTGGTTCTTAAAAGAGCAGTCAACTCAGTGGTTTGACCAGCAGTTCTTGTTAACAACCCCTCAGAAGGGTTCACCACAGTATTATAACTTCAACGGTGTGAATGTTAACGGTGATACACAGGTTGATTTGTTTCCTATTCCTAACGGTGTTTATGACATTCGTTTCAACATAGTTAAACCACAAGTAGAGCTATCAGGTAACGCTGATATGCTTTTAGTACCACATGAGCCTGTTATCTTTTTAGCTTATGCTAAGGCTCTATCAGAGCGTGGTGAAGACGGTGGCATGGCTTCTAACGAAGCTGCACAGATGTATAGACAATCACTCGCTGATGCGATTGCTCTTGAGAGTGGTCGTTACGGTGAAGAGTCACAATTCTACTGGGTATAATCAATGGCTGAACAGTTACTAACTGGTTCTATTGCAGCTCCTGGATTCTTTGGGTTAAATACTCAAGACTCTTCTATTCAGTTGTCTAGCGGATATGCACTAGAGGCTTTTAATTGCGTTATTGACCAATATGGTCGTATCGGTGCTCGTAAAGGTTGGACTAAGGTAAACACTGCTGCAGCCTCTACAGGTAACTTCAGAGCTATCTTTGAGATTGTAAAAGATGACGGTAACACAGTGTTGTCTGCTGCTAACAATAAGCTTTATAGTGGCACTACAACATTGACAGAAATGGCTGTGCGTAACTTCGACAACACAGCTAACTTAACTTACGCAATTGCTGATGACAACTGGCAGATTGCTGGTATGCCGTATGACACAGGTGCTACACCTTCAGGTCATGCTATTTTAGCTCAAGCTGGACAACCTGTATTGGTATATCACAAACTAGGTACTGCAGCTCATGCTCATACTGGTGCTTATGGTCTACAAAGATTAGGTGACATTGCTTCTAACCTACCAGGAAATTATACAGTAACCAACTTTACTCCTAACTGTGTAATGACAGCTTTTGGTCGTACCTGGGTCGCAGACATTGCTGGCGATAGACAGACTGTGTACTTTAGTGATTTGTTAGACCCTACTGAGTGGAAGACAGGTACTTCAGGTTATCTAAATATCAGTGAAGTTGTACCTAACAATGACCCAATTGTTGCTTTAGCGTCTCACAATGGTTTCTTGTTGATATTCTGTGAGCGTCATGTTGTTATATACTCTGACCCTGTAGACCCTTCAGCTTTAAGACTCAGTGATATTATTAGCGGTATTGGTTGTATTGCTAGAGACTCTGTAGCATCTATTGGTTCAGACATCTTGTTCTTGTCTCAAACTGGTGTGCAGTCTTTCCAGCGAGTTGTACAAGAGAAGTCTTTACCGTTTAGAGATGTGTCTAAGAATGTCCGTGATAGCTTACTTCAGAATGTCAATAGTGAGACATTAAAATACATCAAGGCTGTGTACTATCCAACAGATGCTCACTACTTGTTAGCACTACCAAGTACTGGATTTACTTATTGCTTTGATACAAGAGGTATCTTAGAGAACGGCGGAGCTAGGGTTACTATTTGGAAAGACATCAAGCCTACAGCATTTAACTTAACTCAGAACAAAGAGTTATACATTGGTAAACCTGGATACATTGGTAAGTACAGCGGATACCAAGATAACGGTGTTACATACCGTATGACTTACTTTACTAACTACTTTGACTTCGATAGTCCAGCTACTATTAAGATGTTAAAGAAAGTTAATCTTGTTGCTATTGGCGGTTCTGCACAAGCTGTGTCGTTTAAGTGGGGGTTTGACTACACAAGTAACTACAAGTCACAGTCTGTTATTTTAGATACTTTGACTGTGTATGAATATGGTATAGCAGAGTATAACATTGCTACATACTCTAACGGCATCGCTCTTGACAACGCTCAAGTAAATGCGGGTGGCTCAGGTAAAGTAGTACAACTGGGATTTGAAGCAAACATTAACAATGCTCCTTTGTCTATCCAAAAGATTGACTTTGGATTAAAAGCTGGTAAGAAACTGATTTAAGGATAATCATGTCAAACTATACAAAATCCACTAACTTCGCAACTAAAGACACATTACCTACAGGTGACTCAGGTAAGATTGTTAAAGGCACAGAGATTGATAGCGAATTCAACGCTATTTCTTCTGCTATCAGTTCTAAAGCAGATACAGCATCTCCTACCTTCACAGGAACTCCTGCAGCTCCGACAGCAGTGGCAGGTACTAACACAACACAGTTAGCTACTACTGCTTTTGTTATTGGTGAAAGAGCTGAAGCAGTAACACTTACTAATAAAACTATTAGTGCTGATAATAATACACTTTCAGGTATTGCTGCATCTAGTTTTGTATTATCTAATGCAAGTGGGAACATTGATGGCTCTGCTTCTCAAAAAGCCATACCATCAGGAGTTGTTGTAGGAACAACAGATACACAGACACTAACAAATAAAACTATTGCATTAGGTTCAAATACAGTATCAGGCACTAAAGCACAGTTTAATACTGCTGTCACTGATACAGACATTGCTTTTTTAAACGACTTTACAGGCTCTAATCAGTCTTTAGCTAGTAACGGTTATCAAAAGTTACCAGGTGGCTTGATTATGCAATGGGGTACTTCATCATCAGTAGGTCAAGATAGCACTACAACAGTAACTTACCCAATAGCATTTCCATCAGCAGTAGGTTCAGTTCAGATTACTGGTACTCCTTCAGGTATGATTCTAGGTGGTCAAGGTGTACATACTGTATCGAATGTGTCAACTTCAAGCTTTATAATACAAAACGGCACAGACGGTACGATGCCTTTTTACTGGATGGCTATTGGATATTAATGAAGACACCAGTCGTACAGCGTAAGGAATATGTGATGTACTTAGAGTTCTACGCAGGTATGCACTGGTTTCACACTGATGTGTTTAAGTGGTCGTCAGAAATCAAGAAGAAGTATTTAGAAGATTTAAATTTATTGCAGTATCTTGTGTCTACTCCGTTGGTCGCCCTTATAGAAGAGGATAACACCAAACTAGCGAAGTTTGCAAAAAGTATTGGATTTAAAATGGAACAGCCTTTAAAGCTGAATAACGGTCAATTAGGTTATATTTATAGTTGGAGTAAATAATGGGTGGATTAGTTAGTAGTATTGCAGGTCCAGTACTTGGATACATGGGGGCTAAAAAGCAAGCCCAAGCAACCACAGACGCAGCAAACATACAAGCTCAAGCTGCTCGTGAAGCAGCGGATATGGCTCGCTTTAGACCTGTAGGCATTACTACAGGCTTTGGTTCATCTAATTTTACTACAGATGCTGAAGGCAATGTTACAGGTGCTGGGTATCAGCTAACTCCTGAGCTACAAAGTATTAGGGATAGACTTATCTCACAAGCAGGTACTTATGACCCTACAACTGCTCAAGCATTGACACAGCCTTTAACAGGTGCAGCACAGTCTTTATTTGGTCTAGGTTCTCAGTACTTAGCTGCTTCACCGCAAGAAGCTTCTCAGAACTATATTGCAGGACAACAAGCTCTATTAGGTCCTCAAAGAGAACAGCAACTAGCTGGTATTCGTAACCGTCTATTTAGTACAGGTCGTACAGGTTTAGCTACTGGTGGTACTGTGTCAGGTAACATGGCTCAGACAAACCCTGAGTTAGCTGCTTACTACAACTCTATTGCTAACCAAGACTTAACATTGGCTGCTAATGCAGACCAAGCCTCTAAACAAAACATTACTTTCGGTGCTGGTTTGTTTGGTACTGGCGGTCAGCTTGGTGCAACAGTTCCTCAGTTGTTGTCTAGCTACTACAGCCCACTACAAACTCAACTAGGTACTGCAGGTACTGTAGAAGGTTTAGGACAGCAATCATTAGAGCTTGGTTCTGCTTTAGGTGGTCGTCAAGCCACCGCAGGTGCTGCTGCTGGTAACTTGTTAAATACAGGAAGTATCTATGCTGGTAAAACACTAGCTGGTATTACAGACCCTACAGCAGCTTTGTTAGGTTCTTTCGGTAGACAGATTGGTTCAGGAACACCGACAGCTTCTAGTTGGTTTAATAGTATGTTAGGTGGCGGTCCAAACTATGGTACTACAGGTAATTTAGCTGGTTCTAGTTCAGCATTTAACCCTGCTGTAAACTATAGCGGAAGTTACGACCCTGCGGCTGGTTCAACAAGTTGGTATGATTAAGGAATAATGATGGCTGAAAAAGATATTGTAGGTTCTTTATTTGGAATGACTCCTGAGATGTATCAGCGAGGAGTAGCTCGTCAAAGCTCTGCTGATAATCTAACAGCAGCTCAACTAACACCAGGACAACTAGCAGGTTATTATGCTATGGAAGCTGGTACTGGCTTAGGTCGTGCAACACAGGGTTTACTTGGTGTTGAAGACCCTCAGTTAGCAATGATTCGTGATGTACAGGCTATGCGTAGTCAGTTTGATACCAGTTCCGCACCAGGATTAAGAGCTTTTGCTCGTAGTTTAGCTGAAAAAGGTTATACAGATTTTGCAATGCAAGCAGCAACAAAAGCTGACCAAATGGCTAAAGCATTATTAGACCAAAATAAGACAGCAGAAGAAACTCGTATTCTCGGTCGTGAGATTAAAGAGATTGGTATTCCTGGTAATCCAGAGCTTGTTATTAAAGCTGCTGTTGATAAAGACGGCAGAATTATTAATTACATTGGAGAGCCTTATAGTCGGTTTAGTTCTAAAACCAATATTAAAGTTGATGCAGGAGATAAGAATGTCTTGGATATTGATAAGGAAGATGCTAAGAATCTAGTTAAACTAAGAGACTCTGCTGAGAAAACAATTCCTCGTCTAGAAGAGCAGTTAAAATCAGTTAAACAAGGCATGATTCAAGGTCAGTTTAACGATGCAAGAGCTGTGTTCTCTAACTCCTTAGCTTCACTAGGAATCAAAGATAAAAACACTATTGATTTATTATCAAATACTGATAAATTTAATGCAAACAGAATTGAACTTGCCTCTGCTGTGGCTAAACAACTAGGTGTCAACCCAACAGACAGGGACTTCCAAGCTTCTTTGGATAGGTTTGCTAAAGGTTCTATGCAGCCTCAAGTTGCTGAAACCTTTATTAATGATATGCTTACGATTCAGAAAAAGAATCTTAATGATGCTAAAGCAGGTATTGACTATTATAGAAAGAATAAAGGTTCTTTTGCTGGCTACGATAGACCATTACCGCAGTCACCAGTTGCGTCAGACCCCCTAGCTAATTTATCACTTGAAGACTTAAAAGCTCTTGAAAAGAAGTTAACAGAAAAGAAAAGATAAGGACTAACTAAATGGCAACTGATTTAGACGCAGTAAGAGCTGAGATAGCTCGTCGTGAAGGTCGTAGTACAGTTGATGCACTCGTAGATAGTGGTAAAGCTGCTTTTTCTGGTGCAGCAAGCGGTGCTACCAATTTACTTGGGTTTGTTCCTGAAGTAGCTTCTATTCCTTTACAAGCAGCAGGTACAGGTGCTCCTACAATACCAGGAACGGATATTTCACTTGGGGGTTCTCCTACTCAAGGAATGCGTGATGCTTTTCAAATAGCTAATGAACCTAAGTCAGGCATTGAACAAGCGGTTTATCGCTTTACAGAAGGAGCAGCCCCTGCAGCAGCGTTAGCAACACCAGCTTATTTTGGAGGTCCTATAGTCGGTACAGTGGCTGTTGGTACTGCTGGTTTAATTGGTGGTTTATCAAACTTAGCTGCTAAAGGTTTGTTTCCTGAATCATCAACAGGTCAAATGCTTGTAGGTGTTCTTCCTGGTTTATTTACAGGTGCTGCTGGTGCAATCAGAAGAAATGTACCATCAACAGCAAAACCATCTGTATCAACAGAAACAGGTATTCCAATGACTGGCGGACAACGCTCAGGCTCTGAAAGATTGCTAAGAACAGAGGCTGATGTCGCTAAATCAGAAGGCGGTGCTCCTGTATTTCAACGCTTTGGGCTTGCTCAAGCTAGTTCAGCTGAAGACTTTGCATCACGAATTCAAAAGTTTAGTAGCAATCCAAATCTAACAGCAACCGATATTAACAAAGGTGTGATTGACGCTGTTAATTATCAGAACAATCGTATTGTTAATAAGTTTAGAGCACAGAACAGAGTGAACTTCTCAGCAGCAGAGAAAGCAGCTGGTCAAGATAGAATATTTGGAACTGATGGTTTAAATAAAACACTAGACGACCAAATATCTTACTATTCAGCAGAAGGTATGCCTATTGAATTAAGACAGGTAGCTGATAAACTAAAAGATTTAAAGAATCAAATGTCTAAACAAGCAGAGCCTTCTCTTGTTCTTGGTGCTGATGGTAAACCAGCTTATGTTGTTCCTGAACAAGCACAAAAACTTACAATTGCTGAACTTCAAAAGAACTTAGAGTCATGGGGTAAAGCTGCTAAAACAGGCGAGTTCTCAATGCCTGGTGGTACAGACAATGTGTTTAAAGGGGTAGCTCCTGGCACTGTAAAGGGCATTGCTCGTAAAGTCCTAAATGGTTTTAGAGATGACCTAGACACAGCTGTGCAAGGCAATGTGCGTGGTGCTAAAGAACTTGCAAAAGCTCGTGATGATTTTAAAGACGGTCTTAAGCAGTTAGACAGCTACGCAGAAACTCCGTTCATTAAGAAGTTTATGAAAGACAATCCTTCTGCTTTAGACCCTACTGAGACAGTTCAGTATTTAACACAAGCAACTCCAACAGAGCGTGTTGTAATGCTTAACTTACTAGATTCTAACAGACCAGATATTGTTTCTTCGTTGCGTAACCGTACAATGCAACAAGTATTAGACGACGCTAAAGGAGATACAAATAAATTGTTGTCTAACCTAAAAGACATTACAAATCAAAAGTCAGAAATAGGTGCTTTAGGGTTAAATGACTTCTTGTTTAAAACACCAGCTGAAAAGGCTAAGGTAAAAGTATTGGTTCGTGACTTAGAGTCAATCACTAAGAAACCTGCTGGTCCTTCAGAATCTTTACAGAGTCAATTACAAGGTACTACAACTGAAGCAGCTGCTGTAGGTGGGGGCTGGACAGTTGGTAAAGCTGTAGCGGCTATTCAAGACAGTTTAAACATGGTGTCTGGTTCTGCTAACAGTGCTGAAAAGTTAGCTTGGATGATGACCAATCCGCAAGGACAGTCAATGTTACGATACTTAGCTGACCAAAAGGTAACAAACAAGCCTTTACCACAGACATATGCGGACACTTTAAATTTCTTAGGCAAGTACTCAGCTGCTGGTGCAGTTCCGACAGCTCGTGAGCAGCTTCCAGAGACAACACAGCCTTCAGGTGATTTAGATGCAGTGCGTCGTCGTATTCAAGAACTAGAACAACAGCAGGAACAGTAATGAAGACTCTACTATACCTTTGGGTTGGGTTGGTGATTGTTTGTCTAAGCTATGTACCTGTACAGGCTCAACCAATTATCACTGATTCAACCAGTAAGTCAGAGACAACAGTAAAGTCTCCTCCTCCGTCAGCTATCTCACCGTCTATTACAACCATCAATAACAAGATGTGTAGTAGCGGTGTGGCTGCTGCAGTGCAGACACAGATATTCGGTATCTCAATGGGTACAACAATCACAGACAAGAACTGTGAGATGATTATCAAGGCTGAGTCACTGTTCAATATGCAGATGAAGACTGCTGCTGTGTCTGTAATGTGTCAGGATGCTAATAACTGGTGGGGTATGTGGGACGCTGGTACATACTGTCCAATTGAAGGATTTGTAGGTAAGGAAGCTAAGGAATATTGGTTAGCTAATCCTAAGTTAATTCCTGACAGACCAAAGATAAAATGAAAAAGATACTCATAGGTATAATCTGCCTATGCCTTTTTCAGCCTATAGGTATAAACGCACAGGTAATACAGCACCACATAAGTGATGATGGCTATGTTAGAGTTCCACTTCAGTTTGCATTCCCTTATCACGGTCGTGTGTTTACTGAATCTTTTATGTTCAGTAACGGTGTTGTTGGTTTCCTCAATCCGACAAATAGTTGGTGTTGTACAGGGTTTGACTTAAGAACTTCTACTGGTAGTCCGTTTGATTTCGCTATCATGCCGTTACAGACAGACTTGCTTAACTATAGTGGCAGGTTCTTAACTGAAGGAACACCTCAGTATCAGAGATACAAGTGGGAAAACATCAGTGAGTTTGGTGCTCCACAGAACTTAAACACCTTTGGTGTTGAGATTAAACCTAGTGGCTACATCGGTATGCACTATGAGAAAGTAAACATCAGTCCTGGTAGACCTATTACCATTGGGATGACTGGGGATACCTCGGTCGGTGAGTTTACTCAATACTATCATGGTCCAGGGTTTACTAGCAATGAAATTGTGTCGTATATTACACAAAATACTGGAGATAGGTGTCTTTCAGACCCTCTGTCAAGTATCAGTTGTCCAGGATATGCACAGGCTTACTTAGCTCAACAGTGTACGCTTAGTCCATTGTATGACTCAAGTTGTAGTGGCTATCAGGTAGCCTATTATGAGCAACAATGTAGCCTTAACAGTCTATATGATGTCTCTTGTCCTGGCTACGAAGCTGCCTATTTCAATCAGCAATGTAGTTTAAATACGCTATACAACTCAGGCTGTGCAGGATACGAAACAGCTTACTTTAACTATCAATGCACACAGAATGCTTTATATGCCACAAGTTGCACAGGATATGCTGAAGCTTATTTCAATCAACAATGCAGCCTTAACTCGCTGTATGACAGAAGATGTCCTGGATACCAAGCAGCTTATGCACTTGCTAACATTGTGCCAGCACCAAGGACAGTTGTTTCAGCACCAGTATTGCAAGTCAGTACAACAGGCACAGTTGCTATTGAAACTCCTGTCGTGTCTGACCCAGTTGTCAACGAAGTAATTACTAGACCTACAACTCATGCCACGAATACGCAGTCAAATACCGTACAGTCCAACGCTCCTCAAGCAGAGCCAAAGACAGAAAAGAAGTCAGAGCCTAAGCAAGCTCCTAGACAAACTACAACTGCTAAAGGTGCGATTCCTACGCAGACTATACCGCAACCTGTACACGAGTACAAAGCTCCAATAATACTGGACTTAGCGTATCAGCAGATGGTTAAGAAGCCTATAACAGATAATAATAAAGCAATGTATCACTTGCTAATGAACAGTCAAATAAAACATGAGGAAATGATAAATGAGCAATACAGAAAAAGAGATTAGTGTAGCTGGTTTTAGTTTTAAGCTAACTAACAAATTGATGGTGATGCTTATCACTATTGCACCTGTTGTTGGTGGTGCATTCTGGGGTGCTTTTGAGTTCTACAATGACTATATGTCTATGCGTAGTGCTATCAAGAACTATGTTAGTCCTGACTTTACAGAGTACGACAAGAAGCTTGCATTGATGGAAGAATCAACAGCTAAAGTCAATGACTACACCAGAGATATTAAGAATGACATCAAGAACGATGTTCGTAGACTTGAGAAGGTTGTCGAACAAGTAGAACGAGATGGCAAGCAGCTGTCTCGTGATGTTGATAAAGACTTACGAGAGATGCGTAGAGAAGTAGACACAAAGATTAAACGAGCATTAGATAACCCATTAGCTAACAAGGAGTAAGTATGTTTTCATTAATTTCAACACTAGGTGGTTTACTAGTATCAGGTTTACCTAGTCTATTAGGGTTCTTCCAAGACAAGTCTGACAAGAAGCATGAGTTAGAACTAGCTCAGATGCAGACTGACAGAGAGCTACAGATGATGGAAAAAGGCTTCCTTGCTCAAGCCAAGGTAGAAGAAATCCGTACAGACCAAGTAATGATGCAAACTGATGCTGATATGACTAAGGCTGCTTACGCTCACGATGCTAAAGTTCTTGAGAAAGCTGCTCCTTGGGCTTCAACATTCGTTGCTACTGTTCGTCCTATAGTTACTTACTTGTTCGTAGCTGAGTTGTTCATNATCAATATCGGTATCGGTTGGTANTTGTTCACTCACGGTACTTTGATTACAAACATTGATGACTTCCTNGCAGCAACTGACATGATATTCAGTGAAGATGANATGGCTATGCTTGGTGCTATCATNGGCTACTGGTTNGGTTCAAGAGGTTGGCAGAAGAAATGAAAGTAAGTCAAAAGTGCATACAGCAGATTAAGCAAGATGAGGGTGTTCGTAACAAGCCTTACCAATGCCCTGCCTTGCTTTGGACGGTTGGGGTCGGTCATGTTATTGACCCTAATCACGCTAAAGTTCCATTGGCTGATAGAAAACAATTACCTATTCCTGCAGGTTGGGATAGGGTTCTAAGTGCTGACGAGATTGACGACATCCTCCGTAAAGACCTAGCTAGGTTTGAAGCTGGAGTCCTACGGCTGATTAAAGTGCCTCTAACGCAGGGGCAGTTTGATGCCTTGGTGTCGTTCTCTTTCAATGTAGGTTTAGGTAACTTACAGAACAGCACACTTCGCATGAAGGTAAACAGAGAAGAATTTGAAGGTGCAGCAGAACAGTTCTTAGTGTGGACCAAAGCTGGAGGTAAAGTATTGCCTGGCTTAGTTAAGAGAAGAACTCACGAGAAAGAGATGTTTGAGTCGTAATTACCTATAAGTAACATTTTGTCGGTATTTGTGTAATATACTATACATTATGACCTATCGGTAATAACTTTATAGTTGACAAGAATAAGTTAATAGTTGTGTAATTCCACTTTTGAAAAGAGGATTTGCATAAAAACAATTAAAAATATCCTTATAAATCAGTGAAGCAAAAAAGACAGCCCCGAAGGGCTGCCATAAAGGTCTCGGAAGGAGACTACACAAGGAAACTTATATTGCACATCCACCAGCGGTGCANCTTAACATCTGAGCACCTTCAACATTATCGTCATACTCTTTGAAGTTCTCCCAGTCTACTGAATCAGGNACTAACATCTTCAACTGGTTGTATTGCTCTTCAGTNCATTCTTCATAAGGTGCNTGCTTGTAAGTACCGCCNTCATACGGCAAGAAAGACACACCAGTAACTTCATCAAAGTGTTTGTATGTCCATGCTCCAACATCCATCCACTCGTTCTCTTTAACAGAGATAGTCACTGA